AGGGCATGAGCATCAATGCGGCCGGTGTGATCGTTAGCGCGACCAACGGCACTATGCCGGTGCTCGGTGGTGATCTTGAAGTCCTCGACTTCATTCCCGACGGCGTGATCATCGGCGGATACTTCGAGCTTTATCTCCTTGCAGAGAGAGCCGGGACAAAGTTTGCACAGTCAGAGCACGCCTTCTTTATCCAGGACCAGACAGCTTTCAAAGGTACAGCTCGCTATGACGGCAAGCCTGTGATCGCTGAAGCATTTATGGCCATCGGTATCAATGGCGCGACACCTGACGCGACTATGACCTTTGCCTCTGATACTGCAAATCAGGGGGCCTGATGTATCGCGTCATAGCATCCTTCATTGACCTTAAGGACGGAGAGCATCCCTACTCTGTAGGTGATGCTTTCCCCCGTGAGGGGCATACGGTCAGTGAAGAGAGGATTAAGGAGCTTGCAGGCAACAAAAACAAGCGCAAGATGCCCCTCATAGAGCGCGTAATGGAACCGGCCAAAAAGCCGGATACTGCAACGGTATCGGAGGCGATACCAAAGACGGCACCGGTGGCAGCGGCCCCAAAGGAGAAAAATGACAGATCAGGATCTGCTTCAAATGCTAAAAGCAAACCTCGAAAAAAGAAATAGCCTCGGTGATGACTATCTTGCGCAGCTGATACAGGCTGCAAAAGCTGAAATCTCGCGTGAGGGTATTACATTGTCGTCTGATGCCTATTCTTCTGATGAGGCTAATGTGATCGTCATGTATGCGGCATATTTATATAATATGCGACGGCCCGTAGAAGATGGATACAGGACAGATGCCTTATATCCTCAGGGGATGCCGTACATGCTCCGCTATGCTCTTAATAACATGTTATTCGCCCAGAAGATGGGTGGACTGACATGAGGGATGCCGGAATCGTAACCCTCTGCACGTTGGAAAATACAGCGGCGGAAGGTAATATGCCGAAGCCACAGCTCAAACCTCTCTCCCTGGATGATGAAGTATTAACATGGCAGTTTGAGGAGCGGACTGTAGGATTAAATCGTCAATATCTTGCCAAGGGTGTATCTGAGCGCGTGGATCTCCTGATCCGCATCGAACGGGCTCCGGCCCGTATCGGAATGTATGCGGTATTGACCGATTACGAAGGCCAGATAAACCCCGAGGGCGATCAGTATCGCATCGACAACGTGCAGCATCTCCTTGACGGTTACGGCCTCAAGGTCACGGATCTGACACTATACAGACTGGAGGAGCTTTATGACGTCGGTCAATGAAAAACTTAAAAAAGTACGTGACGCACTGTATAAAACAGGCGTGCCGGTATTTCATTATAGACGTCCGAATAATAAACCCTTAAGGTATATCATCTGGCAAGAAGACGGATCAAATACTGATATGTGGGCTGATAATCACATGAGAGAACAGCAGCTCCACGGCACCATTGATCTGTATACCACAATGGAATATGACGGAGGCATTGATCTTGTCCAGGAAGAGCTTAATGGTGTAATGGTCGGTTGGTCTCTGACTACAGTGGACTACGAAGATGAAACAAACCTGATACATTACGAATGGGAGTGGAATCTATGAGGCTGCAAGTGGGAAAAGGGATGGATGAATATCTTTCCAGGCTCGGTAATCTCGAGATCCGTGCTCCGGAATCTGTAGAAAAGGCAGTCTATGAGGGGGCGAATATCGTTGCCGACGCCATAAAAGACAACATAAAAAAGCTTCCTGTGTCAGATAAGCGCGAAGAGCATATAACAGGCTTAAAAACCATTCAAAAGAAGGGGCTTATTGATAGCTTTGGAATAGCGAAAATGCGCAATGACAACGGATATATCAATGTGAAGGCTGGCTTTGATGGCTATAACGGCCTAAAAAGCAAAAATTACCCCAAAGGACAGCCGAATGCCATGATAGCCCGAACTTTTGAAGCAGGAAACAGTTTTACGAAAAAAATACCTTTTGTTGGTCCGGCAGTCCGGGCATCAAGAGAAAAAGCTGAGATGGCCATGCAAGCGACCATCGACAAAGAAATCACAAAGATAATGAACTAAGGAGGCTCAAAATGAAAAAGAGAAAATTAGAATTACAGTTTTTCGCTGCCGGTCGCGTTTGCACAGGCTTTTCAAAGCCTTACGTGGCAAAGTACAGCGCAAATGCAGGGATAATCACTTTCAGCGAAGGCCGAAAGCTTGCGCGCGGAGTCAATGTCAACGTGGAGCCGAATGCGTCGAATGACAACAACTTTTACGCGGACAATCAGCTTGCAGAGAGTGAAAACGGAATATTCACCGGTGGAACTCTCACTCTTACAGTGGACGGGCTTTTTACAGCCGCAGAAAGATTCATCCAGGGACTTCCTGAGCCCGGAGCGGATGGATGGACCAATTACGGCGATGATAAGAAGACGCCGGACATAGCAGTGGGGTACATCGTCAGATATCAGTCTGATGGAGTAGTGACCTATGTCCCGATCGTGATACTGAAAACAAAATTCGGCCTCTTCAATCAGGATGCTAAAACCCAGGAGCAGGAAATCGACTGGCAGACCCAGGAGATCACGGCGAATATAATGAGAGCTGAAGACTCCAATCATAACTGGAAGTCGATCGGAGAGGACTATGCGACGGAAGCCGAAGCGGAGCTTGCGCTGCAGACAAAGCTCGGAATCTACATCACGAATCCCGTGATCACTCCTGTCGGCCCTGGTGTATCACTCTTCGGGCAGCTGGTGGGAGATATGCAGAGTGATGTTCATGTGACCAATGACAAGATCACAGGCAATCTCGCATATATCTCAAGCGGAGCGCTTGCGACCGACTGGGGAGAGGGTAACTTTATCGCGCTGCAGTTTGCAAACATCGACTCCAGAGCCACCTCTGTGCGCGTAGGGCTCCAGCCCTCCGAAGGCTCCGGTCTGGTGGAGCTTATAAATGACCCGGATAAAAACGGGGTCTTCAAGATCACAGACAAGACCACGCAGAAATTTACCGTGATATCCTCCGACGGTGAGCATACAGTGACGTCACAGTATGACCTCAGTGAGCTTGTCATGGCTGACGCGGGGGCTTGATATGGTCATAAACGGACGAGAGATCAAATTCCTTCGCACAGTGCTCGCCACCTGTAAAATTGCGGAGATCTGTAAGGATGGCAACATAGAAAACGCCGGAATACTTTTTGAGGGGAAATATCAGGACTCTCAAAAAACAACGGCCAAATTTATCGCCATCATGAGTGAAGGCTATGAGATGAACAGGAAGTTTGAAGAGCCGGGGTATGAGCCCCGGCCTCTTACTGCAGAAGAAGCGCTGAATCTGACAGAAAAAGACTTTGAAAAATGCTTTGTGGAAGCGGTCAGCGCATACACCGGCGAGAAGATTACGGTACAGTCGGAGCCGGTAAAAGGCAAAAAAAAAGCGGCAGTAAAATCGAATTAAATCTTTCCTGGTATATATTCTACGGGCGAAGATTGAACATGACACGGCAGGAGATCCTTGTAACCCCTTACGGGGAAATGCAGGACATGATCTCCTGCCTTGCTATTTATGAGGGCATCGCAAAGCCCAAAAAAGCAAAAAGAAAAATGACGTATGACGAAGCTATCAATTTGAGGTGATCATGGCGGTAAATATAGGCCCCAAGATAGGGATTGACGGAGAAGCTGAATACAGAAAACAGATAAACGATATAATCCAGCAGACACGGACGCTTAAAACCGAATATGAAAAAGTAGCGGCTGCAGGAGATCAGCACACAGATTCTTTGAAGAAAAATGCTGAACTGCACAAAATACTTTCGGAAAGAGTTAAGACACAGACAGATCGCGTTAAAAAACTCTCCGAAATGGTCAAAGAATCTGCTGACGCATTCGGGGAAAATGATACAAAAACCCTCAAATGGAAGGAAGCACTTTATACGGCTGAGACGGAACTGGAACACCTCCAGGAAGATCTGAAAAACCTACCCTCAAATATCGAGATAGTCGGCGACAAAATGCAGGAAACTGGAAACAAAATAGCCGACGCTGGAAAAAAACTTGAAAGCTTTGGTAAATTCCTTACACCTATATCAGCCGCTGCTTCGGGTGTACTTGTAGGTTCCGCCAAGTCTGCCATTGACTTCGAGACAGCTATGACAGGTGTCGAAAAAACGAATGATGAACTTGTCGATTCAAATGGCAATGTAATCATATCCTATGATGATCTGGCCCAAGCTATAAAAAATATGGCCACAGAGACCGCTTCCAGCAAGGAAGATATTGCAAAAGTAATGGAAGCAGCCGGTCAGCTTGGTGTGGGAACTAAATATCTGGAATCCTTTACCAAAACGATGGTCATGCTCGGAGATTCCACAAATCTTTCAGCTGAGGATGCAGCATCAGCCCTCGCAAAATTCGCAAACGTAACGGGAATGAGCCTGGACGATTCTAAAAAGCTTGGATCAGTAATTGTAGCTCTCGGAAATAATTTTGCTACAACGGAGAGTGATATTGTAGAAATGGCCACCCGTCTTGCAGGCGCAGGGCATCAGGTAGGATTAACGGACGCTCAGA